GAGGCGCGTGCAATTGATGCCGCGCTAAGGAATGTTGCTGTAGAATACAGCATGGCCAAGACGGGGAAAATCTCTGGAGGCGGATCAATCTTGAACGACGCCCTGAGAGCATCTGGCTATGACGCCGTTAAAACCTACGAATCGCATCCCGGGACCGGAAGAGGGGATTACGAGGTGTTTTTCTATGTAGATAGACCGAAACTGAAACCAATCACAGGAGAACCAACCAATGCCAGCCGTATCGAAAGCACAGCTCAGGTGGGTGAACAGCCCGTCGGGACACCGAGCCCTGGGGGAGAAGGGCGTGAGGGAGTGGAACAACGCGAGCAGAGGGTTGAGCCTGCCGGAGCACAAGAAGCCACGCCACGTGAGGCCCCTGTTCAGCAGGCGGTAGAAGAGGAGTTCGGAGACGAGCCCGTGCGCATGGAGGTGCCTGCGCCCATCAGTGGAGCGGAAGTGGTGAAGACCAAGGACGGGGCCACTATAAAACCCACTGAGGCCAAGGAGAAGCGCGTGGCCGAAATGGGGAAAACCAAGGCCATTAAGGCACAGAAGGAGTTCCTGTCTGAGGCGCTGCGGAAGGCGGCGGAGACTGCGCCTGAGCGGTCGAAGGAGATGAGCGACGACTTGGAGGAGATGTCATCTGTTAGTGCCAAATTCCTTCCCGAATACAAAGACCGCTTCTACAAGAAATACAGAGACTTCATCACCGTCGAAGTGCCCGATGACGGAACGTATCGTATCCACAATAACAAGCAGTCATTGCTGGAATTTGCGGACAAGGTGGACAAGAAGTTCGGAAAGGGGCTGATGCCGAAAGAATATCGGAACAGGACTGTGCCAAAACTTACCGATGCCGAGAGGGCCGAGATTCAAGAATCTCCGACTAGTGCCGAGGCGCTTCCCACTGCACCAACGCCGGCCGACGCATCCGTGTCCAGTGCGGTCAAGGCCCGTCAGCGTGGCGAAGATCAGGCGCGTCTCGAATCCGTCTGGCAGCGTCTCATGCGTGCCCCATTGGCAGAGAAATCGCAGGTGGCTTCGGAGTATTCGCCTGCCGAGGCGAAGGACGCACTGGACCGCCTAAATGCCGCACCAGGATTTGATAACGACGTGAAGACGGCGCTGGAGGAGAGGATTGCTGGCCCTGTTGAGCCGGTAGCAATCAAAGAGGATATTGCACTCAAGCCCCCCACCATGATGAAGCGGGCCGAACTCCGTGCTGAATTGGCGGCTGCTGGCATCACCCAGACGGCGAAGGGCGTCCCAATTGCCGAGGCCAATCCGGCGCAGCTCATGGCCGCCGTCGGGCAGTTGCGCAGCGGTGAATTGACGGCGGAGGGCGTGAAGCCGGGTGCCGAGCCGCGCACCTCGGACAAGATCATCGAAGCCTTGCAGAAGGCGAAGATTCGCAAGCCCGGCGAGCTGTCCGCGGCGGCGGAACCTTTCACCATCGCCTACGACGCGGCGATTGATCTGGCCATCGTGTCCATCCGGGCAGGGCGCGCACTGGCGGATGTCATCAAGATGGCGGTGGCTCGTTTCCGTGCCATGCACAAGGACGCCACCGATGCCGAAGTAGCCAAGCTGACGGCGGCCATTGAGGCGGCTGCCAAGGAGCCGCAGCCGACCAAGACCGGCCCCGGCGCGGGTGGTCCGCCGTCGGGCATGACCTTCACCGGCCCGGTCAACCCCGGTATCCCCGAATTCCGCAAGCGGTCGAAGTCGGCACTGGGTGAATACGAATACGTGGCCACGACCAACCGGGGCCAGCAGAAGTATGCGCAGGAATTTGCGGACTGGCACGAGAAGAATGGCACGCCGGAATCGGCCATCGCTGAGATGCGCGGCATCAACGAGCCCGCCATGCGCGCCGCCGTGGGTGGCGAGTTGCTGGCCAGAACCATGCAGCAATGGGAGGCGGCCCCGGCGGAGAAGAAGCCCGAATTGATGGCCCGCGCCGCAAGCCTCATGGGCGACGTGAAGGCCGAAAAGACCGAGGCCGGTCAGGCGCTTAAGGCGCAAGGGATGGTGAACGAAAGGCTCGCCCCCTACGTGCCGATGCTCGACTGGATGGACCTGCTGCGGCAGCGATACAAATCAGAGATCCAGACCAAGGTGGGCGACGAGACCGGGGCCAAGATCAAGGAGGGTATCAATGAGGCGGGGAACGAGGCAGCGGCCAAGCTCGCGGAGGCCATCACGGGCGACAAGGCCGATGAATTCCTGTCCAAGCACACCGGCACGCTCAACCTCCTGCGCAAGGCGGCGAAGTCTTCCGGCTTGAAGTGGGTGGATGTCTTCTCGGCACTCCCGGAGAACCAGGAGGCGCGCCGCGCCGAGTTGTTTGACCGGGTTAAGGCAGACCCGAAACTGGCCAAGCTGTCGGATGCCCAGCGGAAGCTGCTGGCCGACCGGATGAACGAGGCGTGGACCGTGCTCCGCAACAACATCTTCAAGCAGGAATTCGGGCGCTTGGTCCCGTTGCCCAACATTGGCAAGGAGGACCAGAAGAAGGTGCGCTCCGTCATCGGAGAACTCATCAAGTTCTCGAACATGGGGATGCTTAACAACGAGGCGTTCCTGTCGGCGCTGGCTGATCGCTACGGGCTGGAGAAGCTGGACGGCCCCACGGCCAAGAAGTTGGGCGAGATCGCCGGGCGACTCCAGCGGGCCAAGAACGACGCGGAGCGGGCGCGGCTTAACATCGAAATGTATGAGGCGGTGGCCAAGTCCCGTGGACTGAGCGTGCAGGACGCGCTCATGTCGGGTTTCTATTCAAACCTGCTGTATTCATTTGTGACCACGGGCTATGCTATGATGGGGGGCAACCTTATCCAGACTACGTGGAACCTCGGCACACTGGCCTTATCCCCGGTCGTGCGCGGCGGCAACGTGAAGAAGGCCGCGGCGCTGGCTCCCGCGATGTTGCGCGGCCTGCGCACGGGAATCCCGTCCGGATTGCGCGAGGCGGTGTCCATCCTGACCACGGGCCACGGTGGCGAGGATGCTGCCGCCAAGCTCGCGGAGGCCAAGGGAGAGCCGCTGGAGATGATCGCCAAGGGTCAGGTATGGGAGGACTGGATGAAGGCGAATCCGCTCAAGTCCAAGACTGTGCGCGGCGTGGCACAAATGTCCAAGTTCGTGCCCCGCATTGCCCGGGCCATTGACGCCATGTTCTACTATCCGGCCAAGCAGGCGGCACTGCGCTGGCTGACGGAGCAAACCCTGCTCGCGGAATACACCGACCCGACGGCCCGTGCCAAGAAGGCGGCGGAACTGCTCAAGGTGACGCCGGCTGATTTCATGGCCGCTGAGAAGAAGGCGCGAGACGAGGGGTTCAGCGGGCTCGACATGTCGCTGCGCATCGCAGACCTGCTCGAACCGAAGTCCGCTCTGATGCGCCTGAAGCGGTCTTCCGAGACGGCCCGTTACCTGACGGACCAGCAATGGACCGAGCAAAAGGCAGCCGTGGGGGCGCAACTGGCCGAGGAGGGGGCGATCTTCGGCTCAAAGTCCACCCTGAGCATGGAGCCCGAGGGCTGGGCGGGCGTGGCCTACGACATCACGGCAGGCGGACTGGAGCGGTTCCGCCCGCTGGGGTTCCCGGTCGGCAAGCTGTTCGCGCCGTTCCTGAAGCTGCCCACGAATTTCTACAACGCCAACCTCGGCCCAACGCCGTTTGGCATGGTCACGGCCCTGCGCGGATCAGTGGCCACCGGCAAGTGGCGCCCGACCAACAAGCAGGTGCGCCTGCTCTCCGAGAACGAGCGCAACCAGCTCCATTTCCAGTCGCTCGTGGGTGCGATGACGATGCTTTACTACACGCTCAAGGCGCTGGCGGCGGACCCCGAGAAGGGCGACGGCTTTGACATCACGGCCAACGGACCGGCGGACAAGGTCCTGCGCCGCCAACTCGAAGGTCACGGCTGGAAGAAGAAGTCGGTGCGCATCCCGGGCACCGATATATGGGTGGACTACATGAACACACCGATGGCCATCCCGCTGTCCATCGTGGGGCACCTGACCGACGCCATCCGCTTCCAGAAGAAGAAGGAAGACCTCATCGGCGGAGACCTGCCCATTCCTCTCATCAGCAACGCGCTGCTGGATGCCGCCGTGCGCTTCCCGTCGGTCATCTTCGGGATGCCGGCGCTCTCCGGCATGATCCAGCTCGGTGACCTTCTGGACGAGGAGAACGTGGACGCGCGCAAGGTGTCGCGCTTTCTCACACAGTCCTCGAAGAACTTTGTCCGTCCCCGCGTGATCGAGGAGGTTGACCGCATCTTCGATCCGGTGGTGCGCTACGAAGGCGTGGCGCAATACGACGAACTTGGCGAGCCGGTCGAGCGCAGCCCGCTGAAGCGCATCGCGTCCACCGAATCATCGGACCCATTGCGCCGGGTGCTGCTGAAGCGGTTCCTTGTCATCCCGACGGCCGGGCGCGACACGCATCTCAACGGGGTGCCGATGACCCCGGAGCAGCACGCCGAATACCTGAAGATTTCCGGCACCGAAATCCGCCAGATGCTGCGGCCAGCCGTGGCGCTGCTGGAGCGTCTGCCCAAAGCGGAAGCGCAGAAATACATAGATCGTGTCACCGCCACTGCTCGGGAGCGCGCCCGCACCCAGTTGGAAGCCATCGCACCGCCCCCGCCCACGGTTAAGCGTTGAATCATCCGGCCAAAACTTCTACCTGTCCTCCCATGCCCGACAGTTCCTCCCAAATCCAATCATTCTTGTCCGAAGCCACCCGGGTTGTCGGCATGGGCCAGCCCAACCCAGACGCCCCGCTAGTGCCCTTCCAGACCGACCTCAAGCTGACGCGGGATCAGGAGAAGCGCATGATCGAGCACGCCTTCAAGCGGCTCCAAACGCTCAATCAGGAAACGGGCCGCGAGACGGCCATCCTGCCGAACTGGTGGCAGAACGCACAGGCGGGCATCAACGCCGCGCTGGCGAGCCAGGGGCTCCAGCCGTGGGATACATTCTTCGGCAAGCGCAGCCGCTACGATGCCACGTTCGCCAACGACGTATCATGGCGCCCCTACACCACCGGGCCGGACTCCATCTTCTACACCTCAAATATCCCGGTGCCGGCGGTGCGCCGCGTGGCCCGCCAGACCATCGCCCGCGCCCAGAACGCCTTCTATGGCGCGGACCCGTGGCTGTCCATCCAGCCCGCACCCGTGGTGGAATGGGACGAGCAGAACGACCGCGAACGGGCCGACCGCATCGAGAAGTTCATCCGTTTCAAGCTCGGCGATTCTCAGTCCGACTCCAAGGCGGCCGGACGCAGGGCCATCCGCCGGGCGTTCGTGGTGGGTGAGTGCGCGGTCAAGACAAGCTACGTCATCCGCGACCAGATATTCAACGTCGAGGCCGAGGTGCTGCACTCGGTTGAGGGCTATCCGATCCTGGCGGCGGACGGCAACTTCATCACGCGGGATGACGAGTGGGTGGGCGACCCCGAGGGCAGCGAGGAGCTGGTGCTCAAGCGGGACAACGCCATCAAGATGCCGCTGGCCCCCATCTGGCAGCGCATCCCGATCAACCGGCGGCAGGTTCTGTTCGAGGGCACGCGCTCGGAGCCGATCTACTACAAGGACTTCCTCTGTCCACTGACGGCCCGGGACGTGCAGACCGCCGACTGCATCGTGCATCTCTACGACAAGCCGGTGATGGAGTTTGTGGATCTCGTGGTGAAGCGCGGCATGGTGAACGACACCTCGACCGACCGGCTCGACGCGGCCACGCGGATGCTGGCCACCATCAAGAAACTGGCCAGCAACAGCCCGCAGCCCAAGGCCGCGGCGGAGGCACAATTGCGGCCCAACGACAACTTCTCCTACGCCCCCTATGTCGAGACCGGCGCCCCCGTGTCGGAGTTCGCCGAGTTCTACATGTGGTTCGATGCGAACGGCGACGGTATCGCGGAGAACATCATGCTCATCTGCGACCGGCAGACGCAGGCGCCGATCTTCTACGACCATGTGGCCAACGTCACCACCGACGGGCTGCGGCCCATCGAGATTGTGCGCGCCTACCCGGTGGAGGACCGCTGGTATGGCGTGGGCATCATGGAGCTGTTCGAGTCCTACGGCACCATCATCGACTTGCTGGTGAACCGCTGGAACTTCTCGCAGTCGCGCTCGGGCCGGGTTGATTTCTGGCGCCCGACCGACACGCAGGAGGGCGACAGCAACCCGAACCTGCGGATGAACTGGGGCAGCACCTACACGGCCAAGCCCGGCGTGGACCCGGAGAAAATCCTCCACTCGGT